CCGCAGATCGAAGAGACCTTCGACGGCACTAACCTGCTCAAGACGGACACGATCAAGAATCAGGAACATATCATGTCAATCATTGGCCTTGTGGTGGATATGGGCGAACAAGCCTATAACGACCCTGAAAGGTTTACGACTGGCCCTTGGTGTAAACAAGGTGACTATGTGATGTTTCGTGCCAATTCAGGCACACGATTTAAGGTTAACGGGTTAGAGTATCGTTTAATGAACGATGACTCTATTGAAGCTGTTGTAGCTGACCCCAGTGGCGTATCACGAGCGTAAGGAATAGACATGCCGTTTCAAAAAGTTGAATACAGTTTCCCTGATGAAGAACAAGATACCTCTATAGAAGTGGAGAACTCTGGTGAAGTCGAAATTGACCTATCTGGTAGAAAGAGTGCGGACGAGTATGCGGATACTTCTACTGAATCTGAAGTCGAAGCTAAGTCAGAACCAGATGAGTTGGACATTGAGATTGTGGATGATACGCCAGAGGCTGATCGTAACTACAAGCCATCTGAGCCACCGCCTGACGTTACAGATGAAGAACTTGAAGGCTACTCTAAGAAAGTACGTAACCGGATCAAGCACATCAGTAAAGGCTACCACGACCAGCGCCGAGCCAAAGAGTCCGCCGAACGGGAGCGACAAGAGCTAGAATCTCTTGCCCAGAGGCTGGTCGAAGAGAATAAGACGTTAAAGGGTAACGTCAATAAGAACCAAGAGGCGCTTCTTGAGCAAGCCAAGCGTAATGCTGCTATTGAAATGGAAAGCGCCAAACGCTCTTACAAAACAGCATACGACGAAGGTGATGCTGATAGGTTGCTAGAGGCACAGGAGAAGTTAACTACAGCGAAGCTGAAATCAGATAAGCTAGAAAACTTCCAGATACCGTCTTTACAGGATGAAGAAACTGCTGTACAAGACACTGAAACATCGGCTGTGCAAGAGCATGTCCGAGATGAAAAAGCCGAGGAGTGGCGAGCAGCTAACCCTTGGTTTGATAAAGACCTCGAAATGCAAAGTTTTGCATACGGGGTACATCACAAATTAGTTAGTGAGGGTGTATACCCTAACGATAACGGATACTACGAGCGCATTGACGCCCGTATGCGAGAGGTATTTCCTGATTATTTCGGAGAAGTCCCTTCAGCGACACGAGAGTCCCGAAAGCAACGGCCAAATGTGGTTGCACCCGCTACGCGGAGCACAGCACCTAAAAAGGTGACATTATCGCAAACACAGGTCGCACTTGCTAAGAGACTTGGAGTACCGCTGGAAGAATACGCCAGACAGGTTGCATTAGAAATGAGGAACGGATAATGGCTGAGAACAGAATCAAGCGTGACAGCGAGACTCGTGAAACAAAGACTCGTACCAGATCGTGGCAGCGCCCAGAGGTATTACCCTCACCTACGCCACAAGACGGCTACGAATTTCACTGGGTTCGTGTAGCTACGCAAGGTCAAGTGGATGCCACCAACGTCTCCTCGAAACTGCGCGAAGGTTGGGAGCCTGTACGGGCTGAAGATCATCCTGAGATTACTATGGTGACTGTGGAGAATGAACGCTTCGCAGATAACGTGGTGATTGGTGGTCTGATGTTGTGCAAAGCTCCAGCAGAGCTAGTTCAAGAACGTACTGACTACTACAATAATCAGACGAAATCTCAAATGAGTTCTGTAGATAACAACCTGATGCGTGAGAATGATCCACGTATGCCTATATTTAACGAACGGAAAACCACCGTATCGTTTGGTAAAGGCGGTTAATTTTAGTTTAGGAGTCCATTAACATGGCTACAACTGCTGCACCTTACGGGCTAAAGCCTGTAAAACGCGCTGACGGACTACCGTATGCTGGCGCGACTTCTTCGTACCTCATCGACCCCGCTGGGGAAGGTACCAACATCTTTTATGGACAAGTAGTCCATATCGGTGCTGACGGGTACATTGCGTTGTCAACAGCTACGGGTGCCGATGGCGGTACTAACGCACTTCCTACTGGAACCACTTTGACGGGTTCTTTGGGCGTGTTTGTTGGTTGTTCATATATCAATGCTCAAGGGCAACAAATCTACGGTCAATACTACCCAAGCGGCACCACTGGTGTTGTTGAGGCGTATGTTGTAGATGATCCGAACGTATTGTTCCAAGCTCAACTGGATGGCGCTGCTGACCAGTCTGACATTGGCGCTAACACGTTCTTTGCTGCTGCTCAGTCTACCTCTACTGGTTCTACCACGACGGGTAACTCTACGAGTGCATTGGATGCAACTACTGTTACGACCACCGCTGCCTTCCGTATCGTGGCTGCTGTATCACCTATTGGTGATGCGTACCCAGACGTGTTGGTTAAATTCAATCCCGGCTATAGCAGCATGACAAATGCTGTTGGTCTATAAGTAAGGAGCTGAATAATGGCTATTTCACGCGCCCAACTCCTCAAGGAGCTATTGCCCGGACTTAACGCACTTTTCGGTATGGAATATGCGAAGTACGGCGAAGAGCATAAAGAGATTTTTGAATCTGAAAGCTCTGATCGTTCCTTTGAGGAAGAAGTTAAGTTGTCTGGTTTTGGTGCAGCCCCCGTCAAAGACGAAGGCTCTGCCATTGATTATGACAACGCACAAGAAGCGTTTACCGCTCGTTACACGCACGAAACCATTGCTATGGGCTTTAGTGTTACCGAGGAAGCGATTGAAGATAACTTGTATGACTCACTGTCATCTCGTTATACGAAAGCTCTTGCTCGCGCTATGGCTTACACCAAGCAGGTTAAAGCTGCCTCTATCCTGAACAGCGCGTTCACGGGTGCAGGTAACCCAACCTATGGTGACGGCAAAGTGTTGTGTGCAACTGACCACCCGCTAGTTTCTGGCGGAACTAACTCAAACCGTCCTGCTGTTGCTGCTGACCTTAACGAGACTTCTTTAGAAGCCGCCGTTATCCAGCTTGCTGGTTGGACTGATGAGCGTGGTCTGTTGATCGCTGCCAAGCCTCGCAAATTGGTTATCCCACCTGCGCTGCAATTCGTTGCAACTCGCTTGTTGGATACCGAGGGTCGAGTTGGCACGGCTGACAACGATCTGAACGCGATCCGTAACAACGGCTCAATCCCAGAAGGCTACACGGTTAACCATTATCTGACTGATACAGATGCTTGGTTCTTGACCACCGACGTGCCTAATGGCTTGAAGCACTTTGTTCGTACCCCAATGGCTACATCTATGGATGCAGACTTTGATACGGGCAACAGCCGCTACAAGGCTCGTGAGCGTTACTCGTTCGGTGTATCTGATCCCCTCGGGATCTTTGGTTCACCCGGAGCGTAAGCTACGGTGCTTGATGAGGGGGGAGCTTCGGCTCCCCTTTTTATTGACTTGATGAAAAGTAGGGTATACTTTCAGCCATATCGGGAAACAATCCGGTGAATCTGACAGACCCGACTGACGATATGCAGACAGATTCACTTTACTCGCATATGAGGACGCTATAATGGCTACTACTACCTTTTCAGGCCCAGTCAAATCTCTTGGTGGATTTATTTCTGCTGGCGCTGCCAACGACATCAGCCTTACCGCCGATACTACCCTTACTGTTAAAGATCACGCTGGGCGTGTGCTTCGTGTAAACGATGCAGATGGTGTATTTACACTACCTACTATTGTTGCCACTTCAGTATCTGACCAGACTGACCCAAACCAAACAAACAATGTTGGCGCAACCTTTACTTTCTTTATCGAAACGGCTGCTACTGACCTAGACATCAAAACTGATGGTACTGATAAGTTTGTTGGTGGTTTGTACACTGGCGTAACCGATGCTACTGGTAAGACCTTCATTTCTGGCGCTTCTAATGACGTTATTACGTTAAACGGCAGCACCAAAGGCGGTCTAGCAGGCAGCATGATTACTGTAACTGTAATTACTACTGCTAAGTACGCTGTTTCTGGTATTACTCTTGGTTCAGGCACACTGGTTACCCCATTCGCTGACGCTTAATAGGAGGCGTTTATGCCTAGTTCTGATATCCAGACTAAACGCATTGCAGGCACAGGCTCCTTAGCGGTTGGCCCAGCACGAGTACGTCAGGTACAGGTGCTAACGGCTGGTTCAGGGTCTCCTAGACTTACTATTACTGACGGTAACGGTGGCTCTACTTTGCTGGATTTAGACTTCAGCACTGGAGCTACTCATTCGGTAAACATTCCAGACTATGGCATTCGTTTTGAGAGCGACGTGTACATTAGTGCGTTTACCAACTTGACCGCAGTGACGGTGTTCTACAGCTAACATGCGTAGTTACTACAAGAAGTCTCCATGTGCGTCTTTTAAGAGTGGCGGGCCAACTTCTCCAGCCTCATCCAGAGGACGGCGACGTACCGCTGCTTGGACGCGCAAGGAAGGCAAGAGCGAGTCTGGTGGACTTAATCAAAAAGGCGTGGACAGCTACAACAGGGAGAACCCCGGAAGTAAGCTGAAAACCGCTGTAACGACTAAGCCCAGTAAGCTCAAGAAAGGCTCTAAGGCTGCTAAACGGCGTAAGTCGTTCTGTGCACGCATGAAAGGCATGAAGAAACGTAACACTAGTTCTAAGACGGCGAATGATCCGAATAGCCGTATAAACAAGAGCTTACGGAAGTGGAATTGCTGAGTGGCGTACCTACAAAGCAACATTCCGTACTTCAAGTGCTGGGTGAGGAAGGAATACACCCATAACCACGAGAAGTATCACGGCGAGTTTATTCACGCTATGGCTATTGCTGTTACGACAATGCCGACCAGATGCCTCAGTTTCCAAATGATATTTACTGGAGCTGAGACGTACGACGAGGAAGACGAACCCAATGTGCATGGAGGTGCAATGTGGGCACGGATGCCGATTACAGCGTTAGTAGGGGACACCCCGCTAGACGAGTGGCCCGAACCCATGCCCGTATGGGCTGCACAGCCTTGGGATTGTTCGTCTAGGGATCACGCGGTGTACGTGCTTGATAGAGCTACACCGTGCCCTTGGTTGGCAAAGATAGATGGGGAGATGTACCCCGCGAAGTATATGTTCACGGTGGACTATACGAACAACGAGATTGCTGATGACCCTGCACAACACAAGCAGAGTCATGTGATGGAGCTACTGGATGCTGGCCCATATACGGGTAACATCGTAGCTCTACCGAATAATAGGGTGCGGGTGACACATCCCGCTTGGTTTGAAACAGGAGAGGGCGCACCAGATTTCCGCCCTTCTCAACACATTCACTACAGCAAGTCTGATTTGGACTACACGCTGGACGTGAATCAAGTGTTTGATAATTTGTACGCGGAGTAAGTTATGAAGCCGAAGAAGATGTTTCTAGGTGGTTTGTTAGGTCGTAAGAAGAAAGACCAGCCGGTTAAGAAAGCCACTCGTCGGGGCAGAGGGCCGGGGCGTACGCGGCAGACTCGTATGGACGATATGAAAGATGCCCAAGACGCACAAAAACCCGGAGGTGTTTCAGACCGTAAGCAAGTATTTGCTAAAGGTGCACTGGACGTTAAGAAAGCGCCTACAACCGCACCACGTCCCCCTAAAGCAGATGCTCCTGCAAAGGTAGCGGCAAAGAAGCCACCACGCCCATTGCGCGGTACTGTGACTGGTAAAGGCGGACGTAATGTTGGTGAGGGCCGAGACAAGCGTGCCAATGTAACTCGTGAGCAGTTACAAGAAACGAGTATGACCCTACGTCAGTACCTAAACTTCATGGATAAAGAGGGCAAGCGTCCACCTAAAAAAGTTAAAAAAGCTATGGGTGGCGGCATGATGAAGTCCAAGATGAAAGCTAAGGGCTACAAAGCTGGCGGAAAGACATCGTTCCCTGACTTAAACAAGGACGGTAAGGTCACACAGAAAGACATCTTGATGGGCAGAGGCGTAGTCAAGAAGAAAGCTGGCGGCATGATGAAGTCAAAGGGCTACGCTAAAGGTGGCGCTATGAAGGCTAAAGGTTACAAAACTGGCGGCAAAGTCAGGGGCGCAGGCATTGCCCGTAGGGGCGTACGTCCAGCGAAGATTCGATGAGACGCTACTATAAGTCAGGCGGGAAGATATGTGCGAAGGGAAAGGCTTGGGCCAAACGTACCTTCGACACGTACCCGTCTGCTTATGCGAATATGGCAGCTTCTAAGTATTGCAAAGATCCTAATTATGCTAAGGGCAGCAAGAAGAAGAGTAAGTAATGGGTGATTTGAAGAAATGGCGTGACCAGCAGTGGGTTCGTATTGGCACCGATGGCAAGATCAAAGGTGAATGCGGCACGTCGAAGAACAAAAAGAACCCAGATCGCTGCTTACCTAGATCTAAGGCGCAGTCATTGAGTCAGTCTGAGCGTGCTACTACGGCGCGTAAGAAGAAAAAGGCTGGTGCTAGCGGGCAGCAGGTGGTGTCTAATACCCCTAAAGCCAAGGTTAGAATGGCAAAAGCTGGGGGTCAGATACGCGCAAACCACAGAGGTTGCGGTGCAGTAATGGATAACAGGCGCAAAAAGACCCTGTACGTATAGGAACAGACAATGGCTACATCTGGAACAACTGCATTTGATATGGACTTCACGGAGATCGCTGAAGAGGCGTGGGAGCGTGCAGGTCGTGAAATGCGTTCTGGGTATGATCTACGTACCGCCAGACGCTCTATGAACTTGATGACCATTGAGTGGCAGAACCGTGGCATCAACATGTGGACGATTGACGAAGGCACGTTGAGTCTTACGCAAGGTACTTCTGAGTACACGCTACCCGCTGACACCATAGACTTACTAGAACAACAGATCCGTACGGGCAGTGGCAATGTAGCTACGCAGTCAGATTTAACTATAAGCCGTATTAGCGTTAGCACGTACGCTTCTATACCTAACAAGTTAACCCAAGGTAGGCCGATTCAAGTATTCGTAGAACGCCTACGAGATGCCCCCAAAATCAACGTATGGCCCGTTCCAGACAGTGATGACTACATTTTCTACTACTGGCGTATGCGTCGTATAGAAGACGCAGGAAACGGGATAGAGACCGCTGACATGAACTTTAGGTTCTTTCCGTGTCTGGTGGCGGGGCTTGCTTACTATATTGCTATGAAAGAACCGGAGTTGGTAGACCGTGTGGCTATGCTCAAACAAGCGTACGAAGAGCAGTTTGCGTTAGCAGCGGGAGAAGACAGAGAGAAGACATCCGCACGCTTTGTACCTCGTATCGGTAGGGCGTAACAATGTCGAATCGTTTTGCATCAGCACAAAAAGCTATTGCCGAATGTGATGTTTGCGGGTTTCAGTATAAGCTACGAGAGCTAAAGAACTTAGTACGTAAGGGTATAGATACAAACATAAAGGCTTGCCCAGAGTGCTGGAACCCAGACCAACCGCAACTAAAGTTGGGTGAGACTCCAGTAGATGATCCGCAGGCTATTAGAGACCCAAGACCTGACAGAAGTTTAGGGGAAGCTGGGGCTAGTAGCAGTAGGCAGATACAGTGGGGTTGGAACCCCGTGGGTGTGGGAGATGACCCGTTTGGTCTGACTCCTAATGACCTAGCAGCAACGGGGCAGGTAGGGACAGTAACAGTAACCACAACATAGAGTCGTGATATGAAAGCACCAAAAGTAGTTAAGACCGTAGGATGGCCTACACCAGTAGAAGTAAAAGACGCGCCTAAGCCTGACATGAAGGGTGTAAAAACCACCGGCATCAAGGTTCGTGGTACAGGCGCTGCAACGAAAGGCACGATGGCCCGTGGCCCTATGGCGTAAGATATGAACTACACCGAGCTAAAAACAAACATTCAGGACATCTGTGAAACTTCTTTTACAGATGCCCAACTCGCTATGTTCACAGAGCAGGCAGAGCAGAAGATATATAACGCTGTACAGATACCCGCGTTACGTAAAAATGTACTCGGTGTTATGACAATCAACAATAACTACTTGGCAACGCCCACTGATTTCTTGTACTCGTACAGCCTTGCTGTTGTGGATGGTAACGGTAACTACTCGTTTTTGTTGAACAAAGACGTTAACTTTATGCGTGAGGCGTACCCCAACCCTAACGCTACAGGGTTACCCAAACACTACGGTTACTTTGACGACGACACCATTATTCTCGGGCCTACTCCTGATAGCGGATACACGACGGAATTGCATTATGGGTATTACCCAGAGTCGATAGTTACCGCAGGCACTACGTGGCTTGGGGAAGAGTTTGATTCTGCTTTGTTAAATGGGGCGTTAGTCGAAGCCCTACGGTTTATGAAGGGTGAGCCTGATCTAGTTGCCTTGTACGATAAGATGTATGTACAGGCTCTTGGGCTTCTCAAGGTTCTGGGCGATGGTAAGTTGCGAGAAGACACCTACCGTTCAGGCCAATTTAGAGTTCCGGTTAGCTAAAAATGTTAGTTGAAGCGCCACAAATGGAAGTAGGCAATGTAATTGTCACCACTACGTCGGATGGTGGACACGATCCTGTGTTCTGGGCACAATCTGCCGCAGACCGTATCGTAAGCGTAGGTAGCAGTTGCCACCCTGCAATAGCGCAACAAGCGCAAGCATTTAAGGAGGCGGTTAGGGCTACGGCTTTGCACTGCATACAAGAAGCAATTAAGAGTGATAGAACCACTTTGGTCGCTAAACTTGAACGTCAAGGCCATAAGGACATGGCAGACATAATTAGGAGTCTATAATGGCTATTACGACGGCAATGTGTACGTCTTTCAAGAAAGAACTTCTGGAAGCCAAGCACAATTTCCTAGCGAGTGGTGGTAACACTTTCAAACTGGCGCTGTATACAAGCTCCGCAACTCTAGGGGCAAGCACCACTGCTTATGCAACTGCTAATGAAGTAAGCGGTACGGGATATTCCGCAGGCGGCGGCACTCTGACGAATGTAAACCCAACAACGTCTAGCACTACCGCGTTTACAGACTTCGCTGACCTTACGTTTTCTGGCGCGACAATCACCGCTAACGGGGCTTTGATTTATAACAGCACCAACAGCGATAGAGCAGTATGCGCCTTGGCGTTTGGTGGCGATAAGTCTTCAACGGCAGGTGATTTTACGATTCAGTTCCCAGTAGCAGGCGCGTCTAGTGCGATCATTCGTATCGCGTAGCGAGTAGCACATGTCTATATTTAACGCCGGTTGGGGTCGTGGTAGTTGGGGGGAAGGCCCGTGGGATACTAGAATACCTGATGTTTCTGGGGTAGAAGCCACAGGAGCGATAGGAACACCACTTATTAGGCAAGGCTGCACGGCGTTTCCAACAGGAGTATCTGCTACAGGCGGTACTGGTAGTGTTGTGGTGTTGGGTGACGCGGTTATACTCGTTACGGGCGTAGCCGCAACAGGCGTTGCAGGTACTATAAACATTTGGGGCGAAATAGATACGGCCCAAAATCCAAACTGGCAAGAAATAGCCGCATGAGGTTTTAGATGACAACTCAATATACGACAATTTTGAAGCTCGCCTTACCAGTTCAAGGCGAATTATCTGGTACATGGGGCGATGTGGTTAACAACAACATCACTTCGATGGTTGAAGAAGCTGTTGCAGGTCGCAAGGTCATCAATACGTGGACTGCTAATTCACATACGCTAACCAGCGCAGACGGCACCACGTCCGAAGCGCGTGCGGCAATATTAACGCTCACCGATACAGGTACGGCACTATCAGGCGCAGGCTCGGTTGTGTGCCCCGCAGCATCGAAAATTTACATCGTTGAGAACGGCACAGCGCAGGTAATTACGGTTAAGACCGCCAGCGGTACGGGCATAGCAGTACCTGTTGGCAAAAACATGGTCGTGTTCTGTGATGGGACTAACGTAGAAGAAGGTATTAGCAATATTGCTAGCCTCTCTATTGGTGGCGACGGGGCCACAGTTACAGGCATTAAAGACGAAGATAATATGGCGTCTAACAGCGCCACAAAACTTGCTACACAACAGTCTATTAAGGCGTATGTAGATTCGCAGGTTACCGTACAGGATCTTGATGTAACTGATGGCTCCGCTAGCATTGACATCGACCTAGACTCTGAGTCTTTAGGTATCTTAGGTGGTACAGGTATTGATTCTACTGCTTCAGGTACCGCTGTAACCTTAGCTGTTGACGCTACTGTAGCTACGCTCACAGGCTCACAGACACTTACGAACAAGACCCTAACAAGTCCTGACATTAATGCTCCAGATATTGACGGTGGAGCTATAGATGACGCTGTAATTGGTGGCGCTACCCCCGCTGCCGGTAGTTTCACTACCATAGCTGCTTCTGGAAACGTCGATTTTAATGCTGATGTAGACGTTGACGGTACGCTAGAAACAGACGCTTTAACCATTAATGGAGTAGCGTCGGTTCCTTTTGAAGCGGCAGACCACAGCAAATTAGACGGTATCGAAGCTAGCGCAGATGTAACAGACGCAACCAATGTTACAGCCGCTGGCGCTTTGATGGATTCTGAAGTAACTAACCTTGCCCAAGTAAAGGCATTTGACTCTTCAGATTACGCTACAGCCGCACAAGGGACTACAGCAGATGCTGCCCTACCCAGAACGGGTGGCGCTATGACGGGGGCTATTACAACCAATAGTACCTTTGATGGTCGTGACGTAGCTACTGATGGCACTAAACTAGATGGTATTGAAGCAAGTGCTGATGTAACAGATGCAACTAACGTAACTGCTGCCGGTGCTTTGATGGACTCAGAGCTTACATCTATCGCTTCAGTAAAGGCGCTTAACCAAGGCGTGGCTACTACTGATAGCCCTACATTTGCAGGGATAACCACCACTGCAAACTCAACAATAGGCACGGACAAAAAAATAATCTTCAGAGATTCTGCTATACACATTAGCTCAACGGCTGATGGCGACTTGTCTATAGCTGCTGACGACGAGATAGATTTAACGTCAACCTTAATCGACATTAACGGTAACTTAGATGTTTCTGGGACTGCAAACTTCGTTAACTTAACGCTGTCTGGTGGTCAAGGTTCAGACGGGCAAGTGCTCACCAGCACAGGCTCTGGCGTACAGTGGGAAAATGCTTCAGGAGGTATTGCGGATGTAGCGGCTGATACTTCCCCCCAGCTAGGTGGTAATTTAGACGTTAACGGCCACGATATTATCTCTGCCAGCAATGGGGCTATTGAACTAGATCCAAATGGATCAGGTAAAGTGATATTCAAAGGTAACGCAACTAGAGGTGCTGGTCAGTTCGTGCTCAACTGCGAGAACAACAGCCACGGTATTACTATCAAGGGGCCACCCCACAGTGCTAGTGCTTCTTATACCCTAACACTGCCAGATAACGATGGTGACAATAATCAACTTCTCAAGACCGATGGGTCAGGTAATTTAAGTTGGGTTACAGTATCCAGTGGTGTGGATGGTATTACTTCAAGCACTACAACAACCACCATAAAGATAGAAAAAAACAGTAACCTCACCCAAGTAGGTATTGGTGAAGGTGTAACCCCCGAAGCCACTTTAGAGGTGTATTCATCTGGCACCTCTACCTCTAAGAAAGCCTTTATGGTTAA